ATCTAACCAGATGGATAGAAACATGGCTAGAATCATTGCCAAGTCTTCTACCATCACAACTAAAGCTCTAGCTGGTACTGCTGGCATTGGTAGCTTTGATGATGAGGTGTTCACTTCTAACGTTACAATTGGTTCAACTGCTGCTCACGCAACAGACGGCTCTAAAATTGCTCAAGCGATCTATGATGCTCTGAAAGAATTTGACTTGAAGGACATCACAGGTGAGAAAGTTTGTGTGCTTCCTCCTGCTCAGTACTACTCTCTATTTAATGTTTCAGGTGATGTAAATACGCTTGCTTACATGAATAAAGATGTAGGTGGTTCAGGAAGCCTATCGTCTGGTCAAGTACCTGTTATTGGTGGCGTGAAAATCTTGATGTCTAACCACATCCCTCAAGCGGATATGGCAGACGCAACCAAGTGGGCTGCAGCAACTGGCGATGCAACACCTGGACCTTCTACAAGAACAAGTGCTTACTACGGCAACTATTCTAAGGTTCGTGGCTTGATCTTCAGTAAAGATGCGGCAGCAACTGTTAAACTGAAAGACCTTTCGGTGGAGTCTGAGTATCAGATTTCTCGCCAAGGTTCTTTGTTTGTAAGTAAATATGCAATGGGACACAATATCTTGCGTCCTGCTTGTGCTATTAGCTTGAACTCAGTTTAGCCTTCTAGGGGTGGTGGGGATTAATTTCCCTGTCATCCCTTTTTTTTATTTCTTATAAAGGAATTTTAATGACTCCAACATCGAAATTAGAAGCAGTCAATATCCTGCTCTCTTCAGTTGGCGAAGCTCCAGTGAACAGCCTGTCTAGTGGTCTAGTCGATGCGGAAATGGCAGAAACTATTCTGGAGTCAACATCTAGAGCGGTACAATCAAGAGGATGGCATTGGAATAGAGAGGTTGACGTTGAGCTTCTACAGGATGCCTCTGGACATGTGCCACTACCTGCCAATACATTATTAGCTGATCCTAGCGACAGCGAAACAGAGCTAGACTTAATTCAAAGAGGTCTGAAGTTCTACAATAGGAAGACACATTCTTTTGTTGTTGGTACTTCCCTCAAAGCAAACTTAACAATACTACTAGAGTTCACAGACCTTCCTGAAGCGGCAAGACGATACATAACCGTCCGAGGTGCAAGAATCTTCCAAGACCGTATCTTAGGCTCTAGAGAGCTACACGGATTCCAAGAGGTTGATGAGGCCGTGGCTTTAGCAGACCTACAAGGTTCTGAGTCAGAGGCAGGAGACTACAGCATCTTCAACAATTATGATGTCTTCCGAGTAATTGACCGTGCAGGTGGTACTTATGGGTCTAATTAATGAGACGATCCCTAACCTGATTAATGGTATATCCCAACAACCAGCCTCTGTACGCAGGAAGACACAAGGAGAGGTGCAAATAAATGCCCTGTCTTCTGTTGTTGATGGCCTTCAAAAGAGACCTCCAACTGAGCATAAAGCAAGTCTAGGAACTATGGGCAGCTCCTTCATACATACTATACGAAGAGATGAAACCGAATGGTATTCTCTTATTGTGACCCCTTCAGATTCTTCAACACCACTCAGGGTTTTTGATAAAGAAGGAGCGTCTCAGAATGTGGTTATATCGGCCACAGACAAGGGCTATCTAACAAGCGTACCAGACCCTCTAAAAGATATCAGCGCAACAACAGTTGCTGACTACACTTTCTTGGTTAATAAGAAGAAGATTGTATCTGAATCTACAACCACAGTTACAGCGAGGAATCCTGAAGCCTTGATTTATATCAGGCAGGGAGATTACTCAACAGATTACAGCGTCACAATTCAGAACACCAATGGTACTGTTGTAGCCTCCACAAACTATACAACACCTGATTCATCTACTGTTCAGAATGAGCCTCATGTAAAAACAAATCAAATAGCAACACAGATTTTCAATGGTTTGAGCCTCCCTTCTAATTTCTCAAAAGGAATTAAGAACAACGTCCTACACATTGTTAGGAATGATGGGCAGGATTTCAAAATAGGAGCTTCTGATTCAAGAGGTTCTCGCTATATGTTCGCCTTCAAAGATCAAACAGAAGACTTCAAAGACCTCCCTGCTAATGATGCCCCTGTTGGGTTCTACATCAAGATTGGTGGTCAGAACGAGAAGCTTGCTGATGACTATTGGCTGAAAACTGTTGATGCTGGTGGTGCTGGCCAGGCTATTTGGGAGGAGAGTGCTGAAGGTGGTATTAAAGACGGTTTTGATGCAACTACGATGCCTCACCAGTTGATCAGAATGCCCGATGGCTACTTCTGTTTCAGTAAGGCTAATGGTGACTACTACGACTACAACTCACACACCCTATCCTCTTCAAAACCATCTCATTCAAACTACATTAGAATTGGGGATTGGTCAAAAAGGAAGGTTGGTGATAACGACTCCAATGCAATGCCATCTTTTGTAGGGTTCAACATCAACGATGTGTTCTTCTACAAAAACAGACTTGGCTTCCTGTCTGATGAAAATGTTATCCTTAGTGAGTCCTCAACGTACTTCAGCTTCTTCAGGACTACGGTGATGAGCCTATTAGATGGTGACCCTGTTGACATTGCCGTATCAAATAATAAGGTCTCTATCCTACGACACGCTATACCCTTCTCTGAGCAACTAATAATGTTCAGCGACCTCACGCAGTTCTCTCTGAAGAGTGATGGTAACCTCACAGCGAGGACAGTAAGCATAGACACGGTAACTCAGTATGAGGCCTCTTTGGATGCTAAACCAGTACCAGCAGGGAAGTACATTTTCTTTGGCACTCAGCGAGGTAAGTGGTCTGGAGTCAGAGAGTATTTTGTAGACTCTGCAAACGACACACAAGACGCTGAAGAGATTACTGCACACGTTCCTTCTTATTTAGAGGGACGTATAACAAAGATGGCAGCCTCTTCAAACCTGTCTATGTTGTTAGCCTTATGTGCTGATGACCCTACTTCTATTTATGTCTATTCTTACTATGTGAATGGTACAGACAAGCTACAGTCATCATGGAGTAAATGGACATTCACAGGTAATGTTAAGTCTGTTGAATTCTCAGGTGCGGATGTGTGGCTTGTTATTGATAGAGGTGGGACTCTCTACCTAGAGAAGGTAAATTTATCTACTGACCTATCCGAATCAGACACTACATATACAGCAGATGGCGTTACCTACAAGTTTGGTATTAAGCTGGACCGTAGGGTTAAGCTAGAAGCTGGGGGTCTTACAGCAGTTCCTTATACTGATTCGACATTGAAGTATGTAACCAAGAAGGGTAAGGAGATTACCGCATCAAAGGTTGCTTCTGAACTAGCCTCTGGTGGTCTTGTGTATGCAGGAACTCCTTATAAGTTTGAGTACCAATTTACACAACCAACCATAAAGCAGGAGAACGAGGCTGTGACTGGAAGGTTGCAGGTAAGGTCGTTCAGGATTCTCTATAACAACACAGGTTATTTTAAAACCGTTGTGATTCCCCTAAACCGCACACACTCTATAAAGATTTTCAGCGGTAGAATTGTCGGTAAGGTTGCTGCCCTTCTTGGGTATGCTCCTGTTGACTCTGGGGTCTTTACATTGCCTGTGTTATGTAATGCAGAGCATGTAAAAATATCTTTAGAATCAGAGTCTTACCTCCCATGTATGTTCCAAAGTGCAGGGTGGGAAGGTTACTTTAAAGCACGTTCATCAAGGATTTAATTATGATATACACAAGACCGTCAACGGATGATGATCTACAACCAATCGCAGATGACATGCGTGAGATGGATGCTCATGAAGTCAAATGCTCTAGTGGGGTTTCTCCTTTCCTAGCTCTAAAAGGCTCTAAGAGGATGTCACCAGAGTGTAACACCATCGTTGAAAGAGGGTCAGAAATCCCTGTTGCAATGTATGGTGTTGCGGTTGATGCACTACACCCAACGAGCGGATGTCCGTGGATGTTGGTAACAAACAGATTGTTTACCGAGAAGAAGCACAGACAGCAGTTCGCTAGAGGTGCTTATAAATGGGTAGATGAGAAGCGTAATGAGTTCGATGTAATGGTTAATTATGTACATTGCTCCAACAAACTAGCCATCAGATGGTTAAAGAAATTGGGGTTTGTATTCACCAAAGAAGTCGAGAATTTTGGGCTAGGGGATGAGCCGTTCTACGAGTTCATTATGATAAAGAAAGAGTAACAACACAGGAGATTATTTGTGTGTGAACCAGTTTCAATAATGTTGGGTATCTCTGCTGCGCTTGCTGTTGCTGGTTCTGTGGCACAAGGCATGGAACAAGACAATCAAGCCCAACAGCAGAACAAACAATACCTTGATAATGCAAAGGTAGCAGCAAACAGTAAGTCAGAGAAAGAAAGACAAAACAACGCAAGACAGACTCAAGAAAACATGGCTGCGGTTCAGCAGCAGTTTGAAGCTAGTGTTGAAGCTGGTGAGCTAGAGTCTACTATGGCGTTAAGTGCTAATGAGTCAGGAGCGCAAGGCAGGTCTATGGGTCTGTTATTAGCTGAAGCAGAAGCAGAAGCTTTACGCGATCAGGATAAAATAGAACAAAATAAACTATGGACTTTATCGTCTTTAGAAAACGAGAAAAAGGCTTACGAGTCTCAATATCGTAATCAGAGGAATAGTGTTAGGAAGGGTAAGGGTGCTAACTGGACCACGATAGGTCTTGAGATTGGGGCTACAGCAACTGGAGCTGCGGCTTCAGCGTCTCAAGCATATTCAGACAACACACCATCTAAAACCAAATCATCTAAAACCAAGACTTCTAAACGATCTTCAAACTCTCCTTCATACAAACAGGTATTTGGGTAGAAATAACTTCACGGAGTAACAATGGCAAAAAGACAGCAAGTATCTGGACCACGGTCTGGCACACAATTAAGACCCACAGCAAGACCTATAGAAACCTTCAGCCGCCAAGAACAACCAGCAATAGAGTTCGGTGGCAGTAGGGGGGATAACATCAAGTCTGCGGTGGACTCAATTAACAAAAAGGTACTGCAACCTGCCATAGCGAGAGAGCAAGAAAAAATCAATGTTGGTCAGGCTTCTGAGGTCTATGAGATCAACTCCTTCCTAGACGCTAAGATGGAAGAGGCTGCTACCCTGCGAGGTGGCTCTAATGGCGATATGAACAAAGGCCAAGCCATTCAGCAATACCAAGGGTTCGTTAATGAAGCCCTATCAAACCGTGCAGGGGGTGTTCAAAAACTCTTTGCCAGGATAGCTGGTAAGAAAGCGTTTGAGGTAAATGGTACTCTTGACACCTTCTACACAGAGCAAGGGTATGACAATGCTACCCGAAGTATGCTTGAGTCTATGGGGAATGAGCTAAAAGGTTTGGGTGTATCATCCAAGATTCCAACAGAAGAC